ACATATTTTAAAGTACGAGCCCCCTCCTTTACAGGTCTTTCAAACCCTTCACGTGTGGAAACATCATCAAGTCCAAGTAAAAGAACCCCATACCGCCCAAGACCGGTTAACCTATCAAGTCTAGAAAGCTTTGCTTTTAAACTGAGCTTCAAATTTAAAGCAACCCAGGCCTTTTCAAACTCTGTATCTTTTGTTTCCTCTGATTCAATTAACTCAAGTGGACCTTGCCACGTACCACGAACCGGTCTGTCAATAACAGCCTTCGCAATATCCTGCCGACAATACCTACCGTAATAATCTTCAAATTTTAAATCACTTGTCTGTGGATACCCCAAGGCTTTATAGATATCACGCTCTCCCGCGTATTGCATGCCAAGTGTTGTGGCAAGTTGCATCCTCCCAACAAGGTCACCAAGTAATTGGGCGTAGGCTACCAACCCGGCATCTTGTTTGACTATTCCTTTCGTTCGTTCCATCACTTGACAAGTTAATTGTTAGAATAGTTCCGGGGATCTTTCACCCCGGAACTTCTTTCCTTAAGCGGCTTTTCGTACACTGCCAAATACTCGCAGCTTGGTTACATTATGCTCCGGTGCAAAGAAGGTGGTACCAAGATATGTAAATGCTGCCGATAGGACAACCCGCCATACAAGGGACCATATAATGGTGCCCTCTACCAAGTATATTCCAACCCCCTGTAGAATTCCCGTACCAACGGCAACAAGAATACCAGACAGTAAGTTGATCCAACTGAGAGCACCTACCGGAGAGTCAGAATGCAAAACGGCAATAAGATTCTTTCCAGAATACACCAATATGGTGCTTACTGCCGTTACTGCGAGAAGAAGATAGTCAATTGGCTGCTGACTGAAAGCCGCGACTACCACTGTTACCAAGGCCATAAATAAGCCTTTAAAGAATTGTTGTGTTGTCATGACAATTTGTTTTAATTAGACAATAAAGGAATATTTTGCAACATTACATGAATTTCATCATCTGGCAAATAATCATCAAATACAAGTGCTTCATCTACCCCATCAATCTCATCACCAGAAATATCATTTAATTGTGTTCCATGGGAAGAGTTATGCAAAATTAATGTCTGACTAGACCCAATGATTTCATTCTTTAACGCTGCCGGACCATCAAGTGTGGGAATCTGATTGAATTCAAGTTGGTAAAGAATAGCAGCAGCCATACTGAACCACTCCTGCCAAGTCATACCTTTCTCAAATCCACGACGAAGGCCGTAAGACAATGCCCCCATGTACTTTTTGATATCTGAGAAATAAGCATCTGCCGCAGTCTGATTCTCTTGACAAGCACTTATGACCAACCAACGTAAATGACCAGAACGAAATATCTGATGCTTTACCGGCATTCCAATAGGCACGGCAGGATTTGGAAGGAAACGATTTCTTACCGGCTTCCCATTGAACATATCATGCGGATTGCCTTTGGTTATACCCTCAGAAAAACAACTATCAGCTATCACAACAACGGTAGCTCTGGGCTGTAATGAAGCGATTGCCTTTGAAGCAGCCAATTTGTAATTCTTTACCGTAGCCTGATAATCCGTATAACGCCGAACATCCACTTCAGTAAATGCCGAAAGCAGTGGTTGTGGTAAAAGCAAAGAATCATTTACACACCCTTTCAAGCTATTGCCACCACTGTACACATTTCTACCAAAAGTTACAATACGAAATGGGACCGAATCAAAAGGCCGGTCATCAACGCTACCAAACATTTTACCAAAACAAGTCATTGCTGAATAATTAGTTCTGTTTGATTAAGAATAATCTTTCCAGTAGTAAGAGGAATACTTATTGAATCACCATAGAGCAGTTGACCACTACGAAAGAAAATAACCATATCTCCTTCATAGATTCTTGCACCCTGTTGCCAATAACCTCTCTGTTTTACCAACTGCATATCAAACCCTGCCTTCCAATAATCACTCATTGCAATCCCCATATCAAATTCGGTAGGTGTCCCCCACTGCAAACGAAACTCTGGAACGAAGTTGATGAAGTCCTTAAAGTGAGGATTCATTATCATTGAATGAGTATCGTACCCTAATGCTCTCCACTCAGCCCACGTTTTATAATTTGCACCTATCTGAAAACGAGGTTCTCCTTCTTCACACCAATAAATGTTATAGTCACATTCAAAACCTTGTAAACAAGCAGTATCCATAACATTTATATTGACAATCCTTCGTTTGGTGTAGAAGATGTTGTTTTTAATCTTTACATACTTTGCATCCGCAACCGGATTATCGTTTTTGTAAACATCAATTAAACCTCTCCATGTACCAATACCAGGACTTGTGTAGGTAGAATCTTCAGAATAGAATGTGTTATTATATATCCTGACTCCATTCATTCCTTTAACCACGACTCCAACTGCCGGAGGATTTCGAATAATATTATAAGCAACAACGCCAGTGCTATCTGTCATGCCATTGGATTTACGAATGATTCCCATTGGAACATAATCAAGATAGTTATACATAATACGAGCGTTAGCTTCATATCCTGTAAAAATACCATGCGTTATTGTATTAGCATTCTGATCCCCCGTCCATACAAACTTATTTCCTATAATCTCACTATTTGGTAAGGTATTGACATATTGTGGATAAGTATTACTTTCTACACCTGCCTGAAGCATATACCCACCTGTATTACAGGCTTCCACATAATTGTTCTTAAATACAAATGTAGCAAGATCAGTTCGTGGAATAGATATACCATTCACATTTGTGCAGGTAGTGTCAATAAAGGTCTGTCCAATATATGACAAATTAACCTGTGCTAATAATGAAACTGGAAATAAGAATAGTATGATTAAATACTTTTTCATTTTGCTATGTATGAATCATTTACGCTCAAAAATAATGTAAACCTTCCACCATATCCTGTAGTAGCATGAGCGGGGGATGTTAAAGTGCTCAGTACCTTTTTGTTGTACTGATCTATTGGACGCATGTCTTCTGGAATCCCTGCTGCCTCCCAATCAAAATTGGAATCGAAGAAGGCCTCCTGTTCCGCCAATAGTTTATCAGCAACATCATACATATTGTTAATCACTTCCCAATTATCAGCAATAAGACTGCCCTGTGGAATGATAGTCGGTGGAACGGTATCAACCGCCTTAACCACGAAAGACACCTGAGAAAAGTTGTCAAATGCGTCAGTTGCTGTAATTGTTACGGTAATCTGTGGATTGGTTGCGTTAAGAATAGTACCAGCCACAGGGTCCTGCGTAACCGATTTTATTTGGCAATTATCCTCCACCTTTATGAATTCAGGCGTGGTGTAATCCGGAAGAACTGCCTCACAATTTGTCCCAACCTGTATATACTGTGGCGGAATTTGTGCTAGCATACACGTACAACTGCTTGCAAGAAGCAGCACCATGATAAAACCAATAATCTTTTTCATTTCTCTCTTTATTTGGTTAGTAACTCTTTTAAACGTTCTCTTGCTCGAAGAACCCGCACTCGAATTGTTGAGGAAGGTTCTTGGTACTTGTCAGCAATTTCATGAAATTGCAATCCATTAAAGTAATACTCCTCAACCATTAGCCGAGTTTTACACTTTAACTTTGACACTGCCCGTTCTACCATCTCCATCTGCTGATTGTAAATAAATAAATCCTCTGGCGTTTCTACTCCATAAGAAATAAACTTACAATCTTCAGTAAGGGGAACTTCAGTAATACGTCTGTTCTTTGTTCTTATAAAATCAATACAGTTATTCTTTGCTATAGAAAACAACCAAGTACTAAACTTATTTGTTGGTTGATAATACTTAATCTTTAGGCAGGCATCCTCAAATGAATGTGTCATTAACATTTCAGCATCATCTTTGTTATTGATAAAATTAAAGATTAATACATACAATGACATTTGAAAACGACGAACCATCGCTTTGTATGCTTGAGAATCCCCCTTACGCAAACCTTCTACCACTATATGCTCTTCATATTTCATTCTACAATCTCAAAATGACAAGCATCCCAAAATTTTGTATCATCAACATCATCATCCATATCCCAATCTGCACCAGAACGGATATGATGTGTAATTTTACCTTCAGCAAATAGCATTTCAGCAACACCCATCACAAACCCTGCAAAGTTGGAAGACTGTAATTTCCCCCAATCAATAGCAGTTTTTTCAAATGGTGCTGCATCTACGGCTAAACTCGGCCACTTATTATGCTTGGAAAGCGGCCACGGTTTTTCAGAGTTTCCGGCAGCATACGCCTCATTCTGTGCAATCTCCCCACGATGCCCACAAACGATAGTACAGTCATAATATTTGATGACCTCATTAAATAAAGTTTGCAAATCCTCATGACAAGTTACCAAACGACTTTTAGATGTATTTGAATACTTTGGCATTACGATTTTACTATTAATGCAACAACAACAGCCGCAATCCCTATGATAGCAGTTATAATGATATTTACCACATTCGCAGTATTCATCTTGATACGCTGTTTGAGTTTCTCAGCGGTGTTTACCTCAGCCTGAAAAATTAATAGAGCAGATACATTTGTGTTTAGTGCAGACATTATCTTATTCATTGCTCGCTGCTCATCCTTAATCATTATTAACTCTCCTTTTATCCCAGGATTTCCATTTCCATCAATGTCTTCTTCAATCGCGTCCAATCGTTTACTGATTTGTTCAATCTCCTTTGCTTTAGTACACGGTTCCATACTTCCTCCTTTCTTTAAACATTTGACTTATCTATATCTGACAGTTTACTAATAACGGATTTGGAAATTGTGTACGAATTGCATTATTCTGCTCACCAAGTACCTTCTTTACATAATGCTGAGTCGCACTTAAATCAGAATGCCTCAAATGATCTTTTAATTCAAGTATATCAAGTACTTTAGAATGTACAAGATAACTAGCACCCATATGTTTTAATGAATAAAATTTTACATCTTTGGATAGCCCAAATTTATCCCGGAACTTATTGAATCGAAACCTAAGCATATTTTCAGATATAACTCTGGTTCCCATTTGACCTTTCCAACTAAATACATATAAATTTGGATCTGCCTCAGATATTCCATATTCTTTACAAATATTAACAAAATCCTCACTCATTGTTATTCTGCCAACTTTTCCATTCTTTGTTTTGTCAGCATCTATTGTTAAGATACCATTGATCAAATCAAAATTGCGCACCTTAATGAATCGAATTTCCCGGCCAGGCCTTGCCCCACAGTAAAATTCCATCATACAAGCAAGAAACAATTGAGGGTCATTTTCCTTTATATCCTGTAATAACAATGGCAGAATATGTGATGGGATAAGTGCCGCAGAACAATCTTTCCCTTTCTTTGGAAATACTACAGACTCTTTATCAAATGGAATGAACTTTATTTCCTCTTTACGGAGAGCATACTTAAATATGCAACGTAAAGTCATATAATACTTTTCACAAGTTGGTTTATCATACTTTAAATTTGCAAGATCAATAAAGTAATTTGATATCATCTGAGAAGTTATTTTACGTAATGGTAACTCTGAAAGTCCATTATCAGAT